ATATCCAGCCATTATAATGCTCCTATGATGAACGCTAAGAGTTCACTGTATCTTACGCCCATTCTAGTTCTTTCTTCACCAGTGTCTTCGTCAGTCCAAGTGCTTGAGATAAACATGGCGTAGTCACCAGCGTCTAATCCTTCTGCTGCAAATGCTGCTTGTAGGTCTTGTGCAATGATACCGAAGTGTGTACGGGCATCGTCACCCTTTTTAGCTACTGCATCTATCCAGCGAAATTTACGCATCAAGCCTTTAGCAGCTACAGCTACACGTTGCTCTGCATCAGACAGGGCTTCGATGTCTTGCTTTTCATTGCGGTCGGATGTTTGGATAGTGCCGTTGGTGGCGTAAACATCGTCCCAACGATAACCAGAGCTACCCAAGTCCAGAGCATTATCAATAACGCCGCTAGTCTTTGATGGGAACACGCTAGAACTAGACTTTGACGGCGCAATCCCTGCCGTGCTAGTGGCTAAATAAAGAACAGTCGTGCTATTTGCAGTCCCAATACTCCCCACCGTGGTGCCGTCTTGTGCAAAGACCAAGTTAGCACCGTCATTACCCTGACGGTTGAACAACGCCTGAGTGTCCTGATAGCGTGAGATTTGCAGTGCTTGGGGCGAGATAACTACACCTTCTTTGCTGTTATCTGTAGCAGCTTCATTCCAGATTAAATTATCAGTAGTCCCCACAAGCAGGTTGCCCGATGAGTCGATGCGCATGGCTTCGGAGCCGTTAGTGTCAAACTGCATATAGTTATTAGGGTGGTAATATCCTATACGACCTTGACCTGTGCCATCTGTAGCATCATCTGCGAACTCTAAACCGCCCCACTTAGTTGTGCCACTATATATTTGAATTGCTGCGTGTTCACTACCATCACCAACTGAAAGGCGTGTTTCGCCAGAAGTAAACACATAACCGCTAGAGGTATTCCCAATGCCAACATTCCCGCTGCTGTCGATGCGCATGGTTTCGGAGGCATCAACTTCAAAGCTAATGAAGCTGCTTGCAATACCCTGACCCACATCAGCTTTTAAGCGTAACTGACCATTGTTGCCTGTGTCGATAAGTGCGTAAGTACCTGCGTTTGTCGTGTCTTGCAGGCGAATTGCGGGCGCACCACCACCTGATATGTGGAGCAACTCACTAGGCGAACTCGTCCCAATGCCTACATTGCCCGATGAGGTGATGCGCATGGCTTCATTGTCAGAATCCGCCCCAACACCCGAAGTATTGAAAACTAAAGCTGACTCGCCGTTTTGACCCGTACTAAGCGCATCAATTCTTGCTCGAATGCCGCCAGCGGATGTACCTGCATCATTGCCTTCAAACTCAAGACGACCATAGTATTGACCGTTGTTAATGGTTGTGTCAGTTGCTTCAAATCTTAAAGCCGCATCTGCTGTGGCTGACAAATGGGCCAAGGTATCAGGCGAACTCGTCCCAATCCCTACCAATCCTGACGATGTGATCCGCATGCGTTCTGTGCCGCCAGTAATAAAACCTAAAGTGTCTGCGGCTGGCCTTGCAAAGCCTGTATTGGTATCTCCAGTGAAACGAATAGAGGGCGCTGTGCTACTGCCTGTTGCAACCTGAACTAGATTTAAGTTTTGCAAATTCATGCTTGAGTCAACCAGCAAGGTTCCATTGACTTTTAGATTTGAAGAAGCATTTACATCACCAGTTACGTTAATACCTGTGGAGGTGGTGGCGAGTTTGGCTGCGTTGTCGTAATAAAGTGTGACCGCACCATTGTTTGCAGCGGTAAAAGCATTTTCTCCGCCATTGATTAATAGGTTAAGATTACTACCGTTTGATTGTATATTGAAATCACCAGGACCGTTTTCGATAATAAAACTCGCTGTCCCGCTATGGTAAATCTGTAGGTCAGACCCAGCACCAAAGATTATCTTATCATTATCACGAAAGGAGAGATCACCATCTATATTGGCATCACCATTAATATCAGCCCCAGTGGTACTGAGGTTGACCGCCTTAGAACCGATATATCCTGCCATTAGGTTTGCTCCATTACACTGATTACAATATCTGTTGCACCAGATGCTGTAACTTTAATTACATCTGTAGCTTCCATAACTACTTTACCATCTAGTACAGAGAGTGATGATCCAGCAGGTATAGCTGCGTTAGTTACAAGTTCTACATCTTGGTTTGCTTCATTGTTAGCACCAGCCCTGTTAGCTGTATCACTAGACAATGTAACTGTACCAGTAATCTGTGAGCCTGTAGTGTTGCCTAAAACTAATCCAAGGATCACTGCAGTAGTAGAACCTGCAACAGTGTAAATAACATCTTCTGATGTAACCCCTGCTTTAGTTATGACCTTAAATGTATTTGCCATTTTCTTTTCCTATCTTATCCTAAAGCAATCGCTAGTGCTGTTGCCTCATCTACAGCTACAGTAGTTGCAAAGGCTGTAGTAGCAATTGTAGTATTGTTAGTGCCAGCAGTTTGTGTAGGTGCAGTAGCTGTACCTGTAATTGTAGCACTATTAATTGTTGGTGAAGTTAGTGTTTTATTAGTTAGTGTCTGTGTTCCAGTAAGTGTAGTTACTGTATTGTCAATTGCTAGAGTTACTGTATTACTTGTAGCACTTGAGTTAAGACCTGTACCACCAGCTACAGTAAGTGTCTCACTATCTAAATCAATAGCAATTGTACCAGAGTCTGTAGTGATGTCAAGGTCTTCTGCAGTAATTGCTGTATCTACATAATCTTTTACTGCAGCACTGGTAGGTAATGAAGTATCATTATCACTAGAGGCAATACCTTCTGACTCAGTTACAATAGCAGAAGCTTTAAAGTTATCTACTTCAATATTAGATACAGTATTATTATCTACATTAATAGTTTTGTTTGTAATAGTTTGGGTGCCAGTAAGTGTAGCTACAGTAGAGTCAATAGCTGCTGTTACTGTATTACCAGAACCAGTGGTAGTTATACCAGTTCCACCTGCAATTGTCAAGGTTTCACTATCTAAATCAATACTTAATGCACCACCGCTATCACCTTGGAAGTCAAGGTCTTGAGCAGTTACTTGTGCATCTACGTAAGCTTTAACTGATTGCTGTGTGGGAATAAGTGTAGCAGAGTTAGAAGACATATTATCTTCGTCAACAAATGCTGTTACAGTGATTGTACCATCTGATAAATTAGCAAAGGTAATGTCACCTGCAGATGCACCACCAATAGTTACACCATCTATCGTACCACCATTAATATCTGCTGAAGTAAGTGTGATAGAAGCAATTGTACCACCTTCAACTTTATCACCAGAGATCTGATTATTAGCTAGTGTAAGTGTACCAGCAGATACATCAAGTGTCTTACCTGAACCTACTGTAATATCTGAGGTAGCAATAGTAGCACCGTCAATAGTACCACCGTTGATGTCTGCAGTATCAGCTACTAGAGAATCAATATTAGCAATACCATCAATGTAAAGGTTACGCCACTCTTTACCTACTTCACCTAAGTCATAGGTATCGTCTGCATCAGGGATTACATGAGACGCAATCTCAGAGTTTAACGTAATGCCATCTGTATCTGCATCACCTAATGTGATATTCCCACCAAGAGTAATGTTACCAGCTACATCAAGATTACCTGCAAAGAAACCATCTTTAAAACGAAGTGATGTAGTGCCAAGGTCAATGTCGTTGTTAGTTACAGGAACAATTACACCATCTTGAAATCTAAACTGCTCAACAGATGTACCTGAAACATTAATAGAGAATTTAATACGATGATTAGTAGAATCTATTTCAATTTTATTTTTTGCTGTACCTACACCTGCGTCACCTAAGAATCCAATAATTGGACCTTCTGCTGCAGTACCGTCATGTGCGTGACCACTGGTTGCATTAAATGCAGCAACAAGTTGATCAAACTCATCATTAGAGTCTGATGCTTGAATAATGTCACCATCTGTATACGTACTCTGACGTGAGTAACCTGCCATAATTTATCTCCTAGCGGCTGCTTTAAATTCTAACTGAAAGCCTTTTAGTGAATAAGGTACTGATATACCATTATCCACAACACGTAATGCTATTGCAAAACCTGAACCCTCTATTGGTTGCCTAATCAATGGGTTTGACTGACCACCATATGTAACTGTTCCGTACTCACCTGTTCCGTACAAAGCCACAACTTTACTTGAGTCAAAAGGGTAAGCTGCAGGTCTTGCAGAGTTAGGATCTTCGTAGTCATACCTCACAAATAAATCAGAGTTTACAGACCCTTCAGGTGCATAGTTAATTACTGCACGTTGAAATTGTTTTCTAATTCCTGCATCACCCATTGTAATATCTGGCGACCTATATCTTCCAATAATAGTAGTGCCATCAAAAGTATTACCTTGTTCTTGTTGATACACATAACCATCATATCCACCGTGTATTACAAACACAACACCATCTTCATTTATATGGTCTGTACAGGAAGGTTGAATACCTAAAGTTTCAGCAAACTCATAACCCTCTGCAGTCCTGTGGGCAATAACACCTTTAGTACGTTCTTTAGTTCTCGCATCATTACCTGATGTATCACAAAAGAATATTCTATACTGAGTTTTATCAGGTACAATTAATGAATCAAACTCACTAATATCTGTATAAATATTAAATAGTTGATGTACAGATGTACTAATTGAACCTAATTCAACATCACCAATTCTTTCAGTGCCAGCTACAGTTCTTAAACCATCTCGCCCTAAAAATACAATATCACCAGCAAACTCTTGTATAGTAAAACCATTCATACAACCAATGTTTCTAGCTACAGGTTGTAGTACAAAATCAGCTATCGTATTTCCGTTAAGTCTAAATATACGTTCTTCACAAAAAATAAATAAAGAATCACGGAAAGGAAATATGCCTGTAATAGGACTATCTACTCTAATAGAACCAGCACCATTAGCAGCAGAAAAATCTGTAGGTGCATAAGGAGCAGTAAATATTAGCTCTTGTGGATTAGATGACATACCTGCAAAAAATAATGCATTTTTAAATCCCGTAACAAATTGAGGATCTGCAGGTGAATTAGTAGTATTAATATCTGTTACTGAATTACCCGATGTAAATAAAGAAGCACGATTAGCACCATCAGCAACTACAATTGTAGGAGTTCCATTTAGATTATATCTAAAATGAGTATACTTTTTTGCGTTTGTTCTACCACTATCTATCTCTGTCCAATACTGAGTTACTACTGCATTATCTGCATGAACTGCTGCACTTGTACTATTAACACCACGAGTACAACCTATAAAAGTTACAGAGTCAATACTGGTATAAGTAATTTGTTCAGTGCCAATTAAGATAGTACCAGTACTACTAAAACCTTTAGTGCTATTTACAACAACACTTGTTGCTGAATTAGTTGTAGATCCATTTGTATTTGTACTACCATTAGAAGCTCTAAATATTTTAGTACCTCTAGCAGCTATAACTTCCCCCTCGTGAAAAGCAGATAAAAGAACTTTTTCTGTTGAAGATGCACTTTGAGGTACAATATTAGTATTCCATTTTATGTACCCATTAAT